CTTAAAAGTTTTACGTGAACTAAAAGGGGAAGAATAATGCTAGGACTAGACGCGCTGCTGGGTATCGGCGGCAAACTGATCGACAAACTGATTCCTGACCCAGAGCAGAAGGCCAAGGCGCAGCTGGAACTCGCCAAGATGGCGCAGGATGGTGAACTTACCAAAATGGCAAATGAGACCGACTTGTACAAGTCTGAGCAGAACAACCTGACCCAGCGCCAGCAAGCCGACATGGCAAGCGATAGCTGGCTGTCAAAGAACATTAGACCCTTAACCCTCGTTTACATTTTGATAGCGTATATGGCGTTAGCCCTTCTTGACGCTTCTGCTTTGGATATTGCGGACTCGTTCGTAGAGTTGCTTGGTCAGTGGGGCATGCTCGTGATGTCGTTCTACTTTGGCGGCAGAACGCTTGAGAAAATTATTGATATGCGGACGAAGAAATGAAAGAGAATTTTGACGATGCCTTAAAGGCCATCTTGAAACACGAAGGCGGTTTTGTAAACCATCCCAAAGACCCCGGCGGCATGACAAACCTTGGCGTGACCAAGAAAGTTTGGGAAGAGTGGGTAGGTCATCCTGTTGACGAAAAGGCAATGCGCGCTCTAACACCCGAGGTGGTGGGCTCAATGTACAAGAAGAAATATTGGGATGCCGTGAAGGCTGATGAGATGCCTGATGGTCTGGACTATTTGATGTTTGACTTTGCCGTCAACGCTGGTCCGGGTCGTGCAATCAAAACCATGCAGAAAACTATTGGGACTACCCCAGATGGTGCTATCGGTCCTAAGACCATGCAGTCATTAAAAGATGCCAATCAAAGCGAATTAGTGGCAAAATTCAGTGCAGAAAAGGAAGCGTTTTACCGCAGTCTGCCTACGTTTGCGACATTCGGTAAAGGGTGGTTGCGTCGGGTGGCGGAAGCCAAGACCCATGCTGAGACCATGCTGGCCTAATAAGGAAAAGCCATGCCGTTGCAGAAACTACAGTTCCGCCCCGGTGTAAACCGTGAAGGCACCGCGCTATCTAATGAGGGTGGTTGGTTCGACTGTGACAAAGTTCGTTTCCGTTCGGGCTATCCTGAAAAGATAGGCGGTTGGGCGGTGATTTCGTACAACACGTTTCTTGGTGTTTGCCGCTCTTTATGGAATTGGGTAACACTTAAAGGCTTTAGCCTTCTCGGCGTTGGCACGAACTTAAAGTTTTATATTGAAAACGGCGGCGCGTATTACGATATTACGCCAATCCGTGAGATCAACGGTAACACAGGCTCTGCTGGGCCCCCAGTGGTTAACGCTTCTACCATCACCCTTACTGCCAGTGGTACGGTGTTAACGGTTTCAGATAGCGCCGCAGAAAGTTTGCAGGTGGGTGATTTTGTTACCATAGCAGGCGCTGGAACAATTGGCGGCGTTAATGTTAACGGCGAGTATCAGATTGCAACAGTAATAAGCAGCATTTCGTACACAGTTACTTTAGCCACAAGTGCATCTGGTAGTAACGCCGCTGCTGGTATTACGTTAACTTATCAGATAAATACAGGCTTTGCTGTAACTACCGTTGGTACAGGTTGGGGTACTGGACCTTGGTCGCCTTATTTAACTGCTACTTTAACAAACCCGTTTGCTACAACAAATGGCTCATCTACTATTACTGTGACGCAGGCAACACATGGTTTAACCACAGGTCAGTATGTTTATTTCTCGTCAATCAGCGATACAAGCGTTGGTGGCATCTCTAATACCGTGCTGCAAAAAGCGTTTGAGGTAACCGTTCTTAGCTCAAGCACGTACACAATATCTGCCGTTATTGGCGCAGCACCGGGCCCGATTATTACCTACACTGCCACAGCTACAAGCGCATCAGAAGGCGGCACTGTTTCTGTGTACTACCCAAGCACAACGATTACTGCAAGTTCAACCCGCGGCTGGGGCACAGGCTTTACTACTGGGTTTGGTTTGCAGCTACGGTTATGGAGTCAGGCTAACTTTGGTGAAACCTTGCTCTTCTCTCCACGCGGCAGTGCTTTTTATGAATGGTCTCCCGGCTCTGCGGCGACCCCTGCATTTACTACTCGCGGCGTGGTAGTTTCTGGCACTGATGTACCGTCTAAAATTAATCAGATCATGGTGTCTGATATATCGCGTATTGTCATTTGTTTTGGGTGTAATGATTACGGCGCATACGATACAACGGCTCAAGACCCATTACTTATACGCTGGTCAGTACAGGAAGATTACACGGACTGGACACCTGCAATTACCAACCAAGCGGGCAGCACTCGGCTATCTCACGGCTCCGAAATTATTGGTGCTATGCAAACTCGACAAGAAATTCTGGTCTGGACTGACGCGGCTATTTACTCCATGCAGTATCTTGGCCCACCGCTGGTGTATGGCTTTACTTTACTTGCGGATAACATCTCTATTACATCTCCTAATGCTATGGCAACTGCTGCGGGGGTGGTGTATTGGATGGGTGTAGACAAATTCTATATTTACTCAGGCCGTGTTGAGACGCTGCCATGCTCAGTGCGTACGTACGTTTTTGGTGATATTAATCGAGGTCAGTTTGACCAGTGTTTTGCTGGCACGAACGAAGGCTATTCAGAAATCTGGTGGTTCTATTGTTCCGCAAACAGCGATGTAGTTGATCGTTACGTTATCTTTAATTATCTGGATCGCGTCTGGTACTACGGTACGTTAAATCGTACGGCTTGGCTGGACTCCCCATTACGGGACTTCCCGCAAGCGGCTAACGGGGTACAAGTTTCTACCTTGTCGGCAAGTATTAATGCTACAGCTACATCAATACCACTTACAAATTCTTCTAGTTATCCGAATTCAGGCACGGTGCTTATTGACTCTGAGCAAATAACTTACACCTCAAACAACGGGGTCACGTTATTTGGTTGTGTTCGGGGAGTAAATAGTACGGTAGCCGTTTCACATTCATCAGGAGTTACTGTTTCTATGATTGGGCAAAACCTTATTTTGCTGCACGAAACAGCAGTTGATGATGGTGCAACCAACCCGCCAAGCGCAATCAGTGCTTACATTCAGTCTTCAGACTTTGATATTGAGGACGGACACAACTACGGATTTGTGTGGCGGATCATCCCTGACATTACGTTTGACGGCTCAAACACAGGGGGAGAAACCTCAGATAATCCTTACGTGCAGTTTACTGTGCGACCTAAACAAAACCCCGGCTCTGGCTATGGCACAGCTTTGTCGCCCACAGTAACTTCAGCGCAAGGCTACGCTGGCACGACTACTTACAACGTGCAGCAGTTTACAGAGATTATTTACAGCCGGGTACGTGGTCGCCAGATGGCATTCAAGGTGGAGTCAAACAATCTTGGCACCCAGTGGCAGTTGGGTGTGCCTCGTATCGATGTGCGTCCTGACGGTAGAAATTAATGGCTGGCAAAGAACGATTAGACACCACCAAAGCGCCAGCGTTACCCCTAGCGCCGGTTCAGTACGAACGTGCGTACTCTGATATAACAAATAACATCTTACGGCAGTACTTCAACACAATAGATAACCTCTCGCAGCAGTTACTTAGTCAAAGTGGTACACGGTTTCTTAGTGCTCCTTATGGTGCATTCCAAGACAACACCACACAGACCTTAGCGGCAAATGTACCTACAAAGATGTTGTTTAGTGTAGTGGACTATGCTAACGATGTATCTGTTGTAAGTAGTTCGCGGATAACGGTTACCTACTCAGGTATTTATAACTTGCAGTGGTCGGGTCAATTTCAAAACGCAGACAACGCCATTCACGATATTTCGGTGTGGTTACGTAAAAACGGCGCTGGGCCGGGGTCTGACATTTCAGGTTCTCGCGGGGTTATTTCGGTACCCGCTAGAAAAAGCGCGGGTGCTGGGGACGAAGGCAAGATTATTTCGGGCTGGAACTACTTTGTAGAACTGCAAGCGGGCGAGTTTGTGGAAATTTGGTGGGACACGGACAATGCACTGGTGACATTACAGGCATACGCCGCAGATTCGGCTGTGTTCACTGGCTCAATATCGGGCACAACCATGACGGTCAGTGCAGTAACCTCGGGTACCATTAAACGTTATTCGAGCGTAATCGGTACAGGTGTAACCGTACCTACCTTTATTACTGCCTTGGGCACGGGTACCGGCGGGGTCGGAACGTATATTGTGGACACATCGCAGACAGTAACTAGTACCACTATGACAAGCACTTTCTACCCCAGCACAGCCTCGTCCGTAGTAACAATGACCTTTGTATCGGCGATATAAAATGTTAAACTTTGACAAATTTTTTAGGATGAGGTAGCGATGAGCCTCCATACATTAGCCAACCATTTGCAGAGCGCAGGCAGAGGCGAGGACAAGGTCCTTGTGCACATGACCCCGGGTGAAGTACAGGGGCTGCAATCTCTTGCGATGGCTCAAGGTGGTTCTCTTAGCATCAATCCAGAGACTGGCCTGCCTGAAGCGGGCATTCTGTCTTCGTTGTTGCCAATGATTGCTGGCTTTGCATTAGGTCCAGCAGGCTTTAAGTTGATGTCGGCAGCACAAGCAGGATTGGCCGTGGGCGCGCTAACTGGCGTAGCTACTGGCAGTCTGAAGCAAGGCATCATGGCTGGCCTCGGTGCTTACGGCGGCGCGGGTCTGGGTGAAGGCCTGATGGCGCAAGGTGCCACGCCCGCAAGTACAGGATCGGGAATTGGGCTACAAGCGCCCACAGACGCAACGAGAATTGGGCTTCAAAATAATGGAGCAACGGTTGGCTTAAAAGCAAAAGTTTTTGAACCTTCGACTGTCAGCCCTAACATGGGTTTTACAGAATATCAACCTAGCATGCCATCCGGTTTGACTAATGTCCCAACGGGCATGACCCCTACCAACCTTACTCAAGCGCGACTCCCACAGTACGCAAATTTTGATTTTACAACGGGTATGAAGCCGCCTACTGCGGTTGGCCCCATTTCAACCTACGCCCCTAACGGCTTTGATGTTGGAAAAAATCTTAGTGGGGTTAAGGAGGCGCCGTATGTGACGCAGACGGGTGAACCGTACAGAATTATAGAAATAAAAGGCGACCCTATACTTGAAGCTTATGGCCCGCTTAATCCGGCACCCGTTAGCTACACGCCACCAAAACCAATAGCAAACTTTAGTAAATTTCCAAAACCGTTGCAGACCTCGGGGGCATCAACCGCAATAGGAAGGCCATCTGGACGCATTGATGTGCTCCCTAGCGATCCAGCGTTAGCACAACCTCAATCAATCTCAGGTCCATTTAGAGATCAAATGTCGCAACTTGGTCGAGGCTTTTCAGCTTCTACCAAAGACTTTGAAGGTCTTAAAGGTCTGTACAACGCTATGCCACAAGGCTCGGTGATTGCATCCGGTTTGACTTTGGCAGAAGCAATGAAGCCGGAAAAATTAAAGGAAAAGAAAGACAAGTCATTGATCCGCCCTTATGAATTTGACTACGGTTCAACTAATGTATCAGGCGATCCTTATTCTGGTAGCGCGGAACGTACGTACTTCAACCCAGTCTTTACTGCTAAGACTCCTTATGATGCACCGGGCAGAGAGTACGCCGCGTCTGGTGGGCTGATGGGTTATGCAGTGGGTGGGCAGGTTGAGCAGATGGCTTCTATGAACGCAATGGGTGCTAATACCGGATACCCTATGGCAAACTTGCAGACCCCCATGTACTCCAACCCTGCAATGCAGCGTACTGAAGCTACCAATGTAATAGCGCCATCGGCTGACGCTGGTGTGGGTACTTATAATGGTGAAGTAAGGTTTGCTAGGGGCGGCGACACTGGTCCTCCTGACACTCGTGCTTTTTTTAATCCCAACACTAGTGGGATGAGCGCTGAAAAT